GCAATCGCGGTATTGATCGCGATCTCAAAGAGAGCAAAAGTCCGACTCACTTGCGCCCGCTTCCGGTCGCTCTCTATTCCTCTTGTCGCAAGCGATTCTATCGCATCAATCACAAATCCGATCGCGCGCTCGTAGGCATCCTGCATCTGTTGATTTGCAGCATCTATTCTTCGCGCCGCAGCCTCGGCCGCAGCAGCCTTCTCCGCCTCCGCATCTTTATACGCCTGAAGCGAATCCCGCATTGCCTGGTCATGCTCAGCCTGCGCATCAAGTATTTTCGCTATTGTTTCCCGATGTCTTTCTGCGGTCTGGTTCGCCAATTCTGTCGCGGCCGCTTCGGCTTGTGCCTGCTCATCACGCCGCTGAGCAATGGCCGCACGGAATGCCGTCTCGATTGCTGCTTTATCTTTCGTGTTTTCTATGTATTGATCTGTGTGTTCGCGCTGCCACGCAGCAAGTTTCCTATCGGCTCGGAGCTGTTCGAGTATCTCTGTCCGTGTCCGCTCATATGCCCGACGTTCGTCCTCAATCTGCCGAACAAGCGCCTCGTGCGCATCCTTCGCTTTTTCGACTGCATCGCCGAATTTTGTCTCGCTTGATGCCGCTGTATCCACATCCGGAACGAAATCCTTGCTGAGAATTGCATCCAGTTCATCAAGCGCCTTCGTCTGTGCTTCGATGTCTGCATTTGCAGTGCTAATCTGTGCTTCAAGTTCACGGATTGCGAGTTGCGACAAGAATACGGCCTGTCTATTTACACGCCGCACCCGTCCATCTTCCTCTGTAAGTTCGTTGATCCTTTCTTGTTCTCTAGCAAGCGCCCGCAGAGCACGACTCCGATCATGAAGAGTCTGCGCCATCTCGTTCGCAATCCGCGTCCGGATTGCCTTCTGCTCAGCCTCGGCAAGATCAACCACCGCTGCCCGCGTGTCCTCAAGCTGTTGTCTATACTCCTCATGACGACGGCGTAAATTGATGATTGCCGGTAATGCAAGCCCTATTGCAGCTACAAGTGCTCCGATCCCTGCCGCTACCGCAAGTGCAGGATTCGCAGCCATTGCAGCATTCAGTCCAAGCATCGTTGTCCGCAGCGTGCGAATGATCGTGATCGTTTTTCCGATCATAAGAAGCGCCGGTCCGATTGCCGCAGCGATTGCCGCATAAGTCAGGATCATTTTCTTAGTATTATCATTAAGATTTGAGACAAACGTTACGGCAGATTGCAGAATATCTACGAGCTGCTTGATAGCCGGAAATAATAAACTACCGAATGATTCCGCCAGATCACCCGCCGCGTTTTTCAGCTGTACTAATGGACCGAGGCCTGCCTGAGCCGCCGTCTCTGCAGCACCACTGAATTTGTCCTCTAGCTGTTGCGTGAGCTGCGCCAGTTTCACGGTCGGCTGTGCAGTAGCATCGATGATAAGCCCATATCGAGATAATGCATTTGTCGAGGAACCGAGCGTTTTTCCTACGAGCGATGCGGCGGTCTGTAAATCGACACCCATCGCCGTGGAGAAATCTAACAATCCGGGAAGTACCGCTTTTAACCCTTCTTCGTCCAGATTCGATAACTGCTGCACAAGTGCGAGAGCCGAAAGTTGTGCCTCGTCACCGAATGTCGTAATTCGCTGTAATTCCGCCGTATAGTTTTTCAGTGAATTAACGCTGATCTCTGTGGTGCGTCCAGTCGCTCGAATCGCATTTGCCAATGCCGCTTCTGCCTGCACTTGATCATTCGCCATTTTCAGCGCGGCGGCACCAATGCCGAGAATTGGAAGAGTCACGAACGTGGATAGCTTCCGCCCGACATCCTGCATCTTACGAGCGAAGCGCTCCATTTTCTGTCCACTAGCATTGATCGATTTATCGAGCTCTGAATTATCGCCGGTAATGCGGACGATCATATCGCCGAGCGTCTTTGCCATTGCTACACGTCTCCGTATTTCTTCTGTAGCTCGTCGAGCAGTCCTACACGTTTCATCTCTTCACGTGCCGCCTTTACTTCTTCTGCGCTCGGCAATGGACGGCCGCGCTTATCGGTACGCGGGTTCCGGAGATCGATGCCGGTATTGTGATACAAGAACAATTGCCCGATCGTCATTTGCCACAGAATGTATTCCTTCGTCGCCCATGGATACATGAGCGCCATTGAAACAAATAAGCGGCCGAGCTCTAGCTTGCGTTTTCGACCCCGGCCGCTTCCGCGTTTTTTAGGTCCACCCCCTCGTAAGAGCGAACAAGTGCTTTCCTGATCTCATCTGCGAGCACAGTCAATTGTGCGTTATCCACGTTCTCCCGGAACCATTGTTTATCCATCTCCGGATGTTTCCAGGAACAGAATACGACGCACATCTCAAGCGTCAGGTCATAGGCGATCATCGTCTCTTCGGCATCGTTCCCGCTGAGCTTCTTCTGATCGAGTTTTGCCGAGCGATTTATGATATCGCTCAGTTCGAAGGTGATCCCAACCGGTACCCATGAGACATCGATTTCCTTACCGCCGAGCTTGACGATCCGTTTCGCCGGCCGCAGTGCATCAAGATCAAGCACATCATTCATGGTTAATTGTCCTTATCCACCGTGAAGAGCTGCGAACCTACACTCAATGAGGTATCAAGCTCGCCAACAATATCGAACGTTACGACATTGATCGGGTCTGCGTCATTGTCGCTCTTTGTGGCCCAGGTGAATCCATTCTGCAAAGTAGCAGAGAACACCGTGATAACGGTTTCCTTCGTTGCACCGCTCACGAGCCTGCGATTGGTGAACTTGAACGCGCGTTTCGTAAGCGTGGTTTGCCCGCCGGCCTTGAGCGAAGAGATCGACGTAGTCACCGAACTCTCATATAGTCCGCCGCTCAGTGCGCTTATCACCGACATATCAAGCTCAATCATGTCGAACGTAAATGTCACGGTCTCACGCGAGATGCCTTCGATCGGATCAGGTGCATTCCCTGCCTGTACATCGATTTTCTCGATGCTGTGCTGGATGTCATTCAACATCCCCGCACCGACGTTGACCATCGTTGCCCCCGCCGACGCTCCGGACTCGATCTTAAAATTGCCCAGCGTCAGAAGGTCACTGTCAACGCTTGTATTCTGGTATAGCGCCATTCCTCTTAATTCCTCCTAACTCACCGTCGACGACGGAAAGATAATCTGGATATCAACGGGCGCGTTATACGTTTCATCATCCGGTTCCGGTATGAGCCCCTGATCGGCCCTGAGCACAGCCCGGCTCACATCGAACCCGTTGATCGTCCCGTATATCGCAGTCCCGGAGGTCCCGGCGAAAAGGTCAACGACCTCGCGCGCGAGATTCCTCGCCGTGCCAGGATCGGTAGCCCGACAGTTAATGGTATAGACCTGCGTCTCGATCCCATTCTCTCTCGTGCCGCCGCCCAGCATGAAATAATTTATCGCAGGAAGCGTCGTCCCCTTCGGACGCAACCCATGATAAACCCTCGTTCCTACAATATCAGAAATCGCAGTCGTGTCATACAGCGTTTTGCCGATGAACTGATCCGGCCTCACCGCAGATACTCCTTGAATTCCTGTCGTCCATTCCGCTCAATGACCGTAAGCGCTCTCCCTCGCGCCAGATCAAGCGCCGGCCGCAAAAACGATTGAGCCGCATTCCGCACTGTCCCGAACTCCTGATATGGTCCGTAGATCACCGCCGTTCCGACATAGACTTCATCCGGCGATTGTGGCGCGCTGATTTTGTCTCCGCTTTCTGCCGGCGCCTCGATGTCAGTGCCCTTGTTGTAGCTCTGAGTAGTAATAGATCCACGCAATCGACCTGTATCTTTCGGCGCCAGCGCTTTCGCCTGGCCTTCCACAATGAGACCGATTTCGAATGCCGATTTGCCTACCACCTTTTTACCCTTGATCTTTACCTCCCGGCCACGCCAATTCTCAAGCTTCGCCGTCGTCTTGTAGCTCATGAAGTGCGCTCCAATCCGATAAGCGATATCTCCCCACGCTGCATCACATCATCGTCATGCCCTGTCGTGCGGAACGTCTTTCCATCGTAGATTACAAGATCATCGCGGTCGGCCCAACTGTACTCACCTGGCAGCACCGCCAACAAATGAGTCGAACTCCTGGCGATTTTGTCGCTGATGTATCGATTGGCCGATCCTATCTGCCATATCGCCGCTCGGCTCAGCGTGGTAAGTGTCGTCGCCGCAGAGACGCCACCCATACCGTCTGCTGTCTCTGTTACCCGCGCCACCTGTACATCGGTAAGCCGCAGCGTATCGCGCACACTCACATCAGCCTCGCAATCCTGTGCTGTTCTAATGCTGACAGAATCGCCGCTGGATAGCCGAATTCCTGCGTGTTAGTTCCGGTGTCGTATGTCTCTGACCATGGCCCGAGTGATTGGCTCTTGAGTCCCGCCGGCCGTTTCACACGGTCATCATAATCATATTTCACCATCTGTGCCGCAGTATAGGCCAGGTCATCAGGCCAGCTCACCAACTGCACCAGGATCGACGCGCCGGAAAGCTCGTCAACCACAGTCTCGGTCGATGCAATGGTCAGCGTCTGATCGCTCAAGCTATCGATAGTATAGTATCCATCGTTTCGATAGCTATTGTAGACTACGATTTCGTCACCAGCCGCGAACCCTTCGCCCTCCCAGGTATCCGAGGTATCCGCCACGATTGTTGCCGCAGTCGCGTTGAACGTCATCTGCGCCTGAAGCGATATCCCATCGACCGTGAAGCTGTTGAAACAGATTTGCGTGATCCGCTCCTGCACGATAGGAATCAGGCCAAGCGCGGTAATCGTAGTCGCGCCTGTCGAGATATCTGTGTATGACGTTACCTGTGTCGCAGTGACGATTGCCACTGGCTAGTCCTCCTCGTACCATTCGAAAATCAGCGTGACCTTATTGCTATCCGCCGCCGAGGTGTATTCAAGCAGATATGCGGTATCAGTATCGAGTATCCATTCCTGTCGTGCAGCGAATTCCCCACCAACACGCGTTTGTGGCGTCCCTGTAGCACCGACATCGCTTTGTAGCAGCGTCGTGCCCGCTGAGGTAATCGTTGGATCGGAGACCACGGTAGTTGATGCGCTATTGCTGCTCTGACGATTGTTGTTGTAAGGCGTAATCGCTGCACCGCCGCTCGCGTTCGGAGCCTCGCTCCACACGAATGATCCCGCGCCGCTGCTCTTTACCAATCCCGCAAGATGCGTCTCACCAGAGGCCGGCGCAGTCACGAGCAGTGAAAGGCTAGATCCAGTACTCATATCGGCATCATAGATATATGCCGTGTAGTGCTTGCCCTCGTGTATTTCGTGATGTACCTGGTCTATCGTATCCCGCGCGCCGTGCACATCTGTCGGCAAAAATCCTCTCGTAGGCATTCAGCTTCTCTCCGATAAGCAACAGGGGCGAACCGCAGCCCGCCCCATCTTGCTATGCGTGTCTGATCGCCGTCAGGAATTCGTACGCCTTGACGATGCAGGTCGCCGTAGACGGCGAGAACGTCATCACAAGATATCCGTCCTCGTCCTGAAATCGTGCCGATTCAAATCCGTCCCCGCCTACAATACGCGTTTGCGCCGTGGCGATTGAAACGCTGTATGCCCCCTGGCCTTTGGACGAGTAATCATCCGCCGCACCAAGGCTCACGGTCACCGATGCTGTCGTGCTTTGGTTCTCGATCTCAAGCACGAGCTTGGAAAAGTTCAACGAACTCTGTGCCGTAGTCGGCGTGACCGTGCAGGTCTCAACGCTCGCGCTCACCGTCGCGCTTGCGACTGTAGTGCCGGCCAGCGTCGGAAGCTGAGGATTCAATGTAACATTGCTACCCATTCTTTACCCCCTTATCCCGACGCCTCGGACCAGTATCCGACGGCAAGTGCATTCGGCCGCACGACTTTCCCGCCGTAGACATACAAGCCCTTCACACCGGTGTCGAAATAGCTCTCCCGTTCGACCGCCTGCACTTTGATAATCTGCCCCGCGTATGCGATCGCATCCGGCGTGAGGAACATATTGTGATAGACCGTTGATGTAGTGACCACATTGTTCGAGACCAGGATGTTAAATCCGGCCACCTGTCCGGCAAAACCGGATGTCAGCACACCGCTGTCGAATACCTTCGGCACCGCCGTTGCGGAAATCCCGCCGGCCTCCGCCAAGATAAGTTTTTGATGCACCCATGGTGCGATAACTGCGAATCGGTTTCCTCTCGGCACATTCGCCTCATCGAGATATCGAGCCGCGTAAGAGAAATTCTCGATTACGTTTCCACTCGATGTCGAAATGCCGGAAGTCGCCGAACCAAGATTCGTTGTGTTCAGTACGCCTGCTTCGGTGTTCAACCCCAAGATGAATTGATCAATCGTATCAGCGATAGCGTAGGCCGCTTCACTGAGCGCCGCATTCATCACCTTAGGCTTCTGTTGCGCGGTATCAATGTCATCGACCGTGAACGAAAAGCTTTTCGCCTGGTCAATCTTCAGCTCTTTCTGCGCAGCATCGAGCTCCTGCCAGGTCAGCGACGTGTATTTCGTATAGTCGTTCACCGTTACAGGCCCGATCTCGTTGATCTTCACCGTGTCACCGAATGCCGTGATCTCGCCCTCGTATTCTCGTGTGACGATGCTCGCAGCAACCAGCGTTTTCCGCAGACGGACAAACAGCTTTGCACTCCATATTTCAGGAATAAAAGCTTCAAGTCCCATTCATTACTCCCTATTTGCTAAGATTAGCCAACTGCTGGTCAACCACATCCTCATGGCCCGCAAGAATTTGCGATACCATTTGCTCAGTGGACATCGGCTTTCCCTTATCGTTGGCACCGTCGTTGCCACTTCCCGGCTCTGACGTTCCTGAGGCAAGAGCCTTGTTCGCCGCCTCTCTGCGGATGGTTTCTTCATAACTTTTCAGCTGATCGATGAACGCGCGGCCGATCTCCTCGGTCTCGAATTTCAAGAACTCGAAAACGGTCGCCGGAAGCTTCTTCTCACTCGCATAGCTCATGAGGCTTGATCGAAGTCGCTCCTCATCCCGTTCCTTCTCAAGTTTTGCGATCCGCTCATTCTGTTCCCGCAGAAGCTTCTGTTCCGGCGTCTCCTCTGGATTCAATTCCTTCAGTTTCGCCGCAACCGCTTTCTCGATTTCCCCAGGCATCGTCTTCGTCTTGAAAGTCTCGATGCCTCGCGCCACACGTGCATCCGCTATCGGATCGACTAATCGCTTCCCCTCTTCGGTCTCAAGAAACGGCTTCACCATCTCTGCGGTCAGCTCCGGCTTCGGAACGAACTCGCTCAATAGCGCCTGCACTTTCTCCTCATCCTTGTGGTCGCTGAGAAATGCTTTCAATTCAGCCAAATCATCCATGAATTACCCCTCGTCCCCGTCCGTCGTCAATTCATCCGTCGGGTCCTTTTTTTTCGGCGGCCTGCCACGCTTTCGCTTCGGTGGATCGGCCGTCCGCAGAGCCAGCGATTCCTGTCTGCGCCTGCGCGCCGCCAGTTTTCGTGCCCTTGCTCGTTTACCCATTCTATCGCTTACCCCTCAGCAGTCCCATTCCAGGCCCGCTAGTGATTGCTTCTCACATCCAATAGTATCGGAGACGAACCAATGTATCAAGCACTTCGCCACGTCGGATGATCCGCCTTCCATGATGCATACCCCTGCGGCGGCACTAAACCCTTATCACGACGGCGCTCGACAACCGGGGCATAGCCCTCTATCTCGAATCGCATCGTGCACCGACAGTTGATCCGTTCCTCCGCCGGTAACTCCCAATCGCCCGGATAGCGCGCCCGCGCGTCCCCAGGCCCATCAAAACGCCCGTCTTCATTTCGCGGTACGTTATGCATCGCAACATGCGTCGGCCGCGTGCGGATGTCTCCAACCGTTGCTACCCAAATTTCTGTGCCTTCAATCCCAAGCTCTCGCGCCTTGAGATACACATCGCTATGGCCTGCATTCTGCGCATACTGGCCCTCGGTCCTCACGATCCGCAGCGCATTGTTGAGTGTCGTATTCATTGCCCCTTTCAGATCACGCGCCATTTGCGGATAGCTCTTGCCCATGGTGAGCCCGTTCGATATAGCCTGTCTAATCCGCAATCTCGCATTCGCCGGATAGCCCTTCGTCAGGCTCAATTCATCGATCGTGTTCGCAAGCGTCTCTACCAGCGCCGCCCTGTTGAGCTGTCCCCAATTGAGCCGCACTCCTGATGCATTATCGAGCGTCCAGGCGTAGCGGAAATACGCTTCTCCATACATCTCGGGTCGCAGTCTACGCACTTCGGCAACGGTCGCTCTGAGCGCCGGATCAAGCGCTGCGATGATCTGCTTCTCCGCGGTCCGCAAGCGATTGTAGCGGGTCATCTCTGCATGCGTGAGTTTGCCGGCAACTGCGTATCGCTCATATAACCGCGTCATCTCTGCCCGCATATTATCGAGCGCCCCGCGGAGACTCTTCGCTACAGCCTTTTCATATTTCGCTAGTTTTCGATCGAGCGCCCGTCTTGCCTGTTCTTCCCATTCGGCCAGGGCCAATTATTCTTCCTCGCCGCTCGCACCAATGATATCGATATCTGCCAACTGCTCTTCGCGCTCCTCCCGTTGTCGATCAAGCTCCATTTGCACGTCTGGCACGACATCATCCGGCATGATGCTCGCAATGAGATGCTGCGAGAATCCAGCCTGTTTCATGATCAAAGCCGTCTCGGCGAATTCTTTCACATTCACCGGCGTATTCCGTTTGTGGCTTATCGTGATTTCCTCCGGGCTGCCGTCAGGGAATTCCGTACGGCCGAGAATGCGTGTCAACAACTCAATCCGTTCTCTAAGTCCGATATCGAAGTCACCTTCTGCCGCAGATACCAGGTTCTCGAAATCGAACAAAATCCGCTCCACGGCCACCCCTGAGACATTGCCGCCCAGCCGTTCGCTCATGAAATCAGGAATATGACTCTGCTTGTGAATCTCTTCCTTCACGAGCTCCGCCATGAACTGGATGAATCCGTGCGGCGTGTCTTTCAGCAGGAATTTCACATCGCCGTCTGCCGGTACGCGCTCAAACACCCGTTTCCGTTTCAGGTCCCGGAGCGCGCTTCTGAAGCTCTTCGTCTCTCGTTGATCCGCCGGCGTAAGCCCGAATTTCTTCATAATGAGATATGCATGCGCAAATCGATCAAACTCGTTTATCGAGTCTGATACAAGCACGTCATAATCATCGATTAGTTGAAGAATCGGAGCGATGATCCCTGTCATTTCATCGCCCATGTAATAGGCTGCCACCGGTATTTTCTCAAAGGGATTTGACTCGCGCCCGGTCTCAACGAGCTTCCATTCCTTGTTGGAATACACGCCTTGCGCCCGGGTCCTGTCATAGGTGCGTTTCTCGATATCGCTGTAAAGCACCACTTTGTAGAGATCGTCCGATATCCGATAGTAGTAGATTGCGAATCGCTTCTGTGGCTCAAGTGCATAGTCATAAATCAGAATCAATCGACGGGGATCGACGTTGAAGAATCGTGGCATTGCCCGCACCGGCAGCGCCGTGTCATTCATGGCTTTGATATAGCAGAGTTCATAGCTCACGCCGAATATCCCGGTATTACGTCCCGTGCGACTCGTCTTCACTCGCTCATTATTTTCGCGAAATACCTCCTGCAATGCAGCCAGGTATTTTTCATTCTCGCTCTTGTAGCTGATATAGCCCGGTCGATAGGCATAGCCCTTGAATGTATTGATCAGCTTCCGCGCATAGGACACCGGCGTTTTATTGTCCGGATTATTCCGGTCCGGCGTTGCACGATTGAGGATCGCGGTGTTCCGCCCAAGATAGTAGGACCAGAGCTTGTCCCATTCCGGCACTTGATTCAGCTCATGGTCACGGATGAACTCAAGAATATCCTCGTTCGAGAGTTCTATTTTATCTGTCTTTTTCAGCTCCATCGCCCGCCCCTATAATCCAAGATCGGCAGCAGCCCACTCCGGAACCATCGCATTCTGCTGGCTCCATATGTACTCTGTAGCATAACGTACCGCAGCTATCGTGTCATCATTCACCTCGACGTACTTGTTCTCAAGCACATTTCCGTCCTTATCCTGCTTGCGTTGAAACACCGGGAACTCCTGTGCCGCCCGTGGGCAGCGCGTCGCGTGAATGTGAATCCGCCTGCCAGAGAGAAAATCGATACCATATCCAAGCGATCCCTGTTCCTTCTTCGCCCCATAGACCGGGATGCCCGCCCGGTTCCACTCCTCGATCCGTGCTGGTTCCGAGGAGTCCGCCGTGATGTCCATCCGGTAGATCACATCACCGAAGTAGTCAATCGCCGCCTTAATGAAATCCGCGTTCGTCCAGCCCTTGCCATATAGCTCATCGAAAATATAGAGCTCGCCGTCCCTGAAACCGCAGCGCATTAGCGCCGAGGCATGCACATACCCGAAGTCCATCCCGGCACAGACGTTCTCGAAATCCTCCGGCTCATATTCGAACTCCTCGATCACGAAATTCGTGAATACCACATTCCCGAATACGCCCCATACTCCCAATACATAGACGTCTCGATGATAGCCTGGCTCGATTGATTCGAGCATCCGCTTCGCATCAGCATCGAGAAAGAGATTGTCGAGATATGTACTGTGATGCGTCAGAGCATCCGGCGCCTGGCGATCGAAAAATTCCGCTTTGATCCAGTGCAGGGCTGAGACAGGATTCAACGTCAAGGTGATCTGTTTCTTATGCGTAGATTTGCCTCGCAGTCGCAGATTTAATTGGACGAAATCATCCTTCGTGATATCGCTCGCCTCTTCCACCCAGATATCTGTGATGCCCTGAATCGACTTGAGCTTTTCAACATCGTCCAATCCGCTTGACAATAGATCATTGCCATTGATCTTGCATCGCAACGAGAGGCTAGAATCATTGCGCTCAAAGAGCCGTTGCATCTCCCACTTTTCGATGATCAGACACAGCAAGTCATAGCAGGAATGCCGGATCGTCTTTGCCACTTTGCGTACCACGAGATATCTATGACCTGGCTCGCTGACCATCCGGTAGATGATCTTCAGTGCAGTGTCATAGCTCTTTCCGCTTGAAGCGCCGCCGACAAGCACGTGGATGCGATGATCATCGTAGACAAGCGGCCTGAATTTCGGATTGAAATGCCACGGAACAGCTGTGAGATCAACCGTCATTCATCGGTGAAGTCTTCTTTCTTCGGAGCCTTTACGACGATATCAAGCCCGCCACTGAGATCAACAGAGAATGGCACACGGCCCTCAAGCCGATCCATCAGATACTTTAATGCGGCAACGTTACCCCTCAATGCAAGATCGTATAGCCTACGGCCCACTGCCTCTTTCTTGGTGATCTCTCCAGGCACGCCTTTGATTCGTACATCGCGCTCTTCGCCAAGCATGCGAAGTATCTCACTCAATGACTCGCCGCGTTTCGGTCTACCGTTTGGATTGCCGCTCTGTCCGGGCTTCCAGGTCGTGGAACTTTTCCGTCCCATCCTGTTTCTCTCCTGTTTTACTTACGCCGTTTTCGTTTGCGGATAATTCTCGTACCGTATTTCTTATCCCACAACTCGGCAATCTCGGGATGATGGATATGCATATATGCCCGCTGCTTCTTACTTCGGTATGGCACTCCTGAGCCTCCCGTATCAGTATAGCAAGAATGGATACCGTTTTTCAATCAGGCAAAATCGACTTCCTTTTTGATTCGTGCCCGCAGTCGCCGGATGCGCCTCATGTTCGCCTCGATATCTATCGGGTTCGCATATTCGAGCTTTCCGGTCTTGCATTGCGGGCATGTCTCGCCGGCATGTGAATTCTCATCCTTCGCCTTCCCTATGGCTCCACAATTATCGCACTTCCAATCGCGTAGCATTTTCTTCATGTATGCATAGAGATCAATGTCCGGGTCTTTCGTCTCCACAAAGCTATAGCCATTCTTGCCGACAAGCACATAGCAACCTACCGCTGCAAGATACGGCTCGATCCGTTCGGCTATGCGCTTCTTTGATTCCATCCTGAATCCTGCGCCTTGTCGCTTAATTACAAGCTCAGCATCAGCGTGTCGCAGCTCATCCACGATTCCGCCGTCGGTTGAGACCACCGTTTTCGGTGCAATCAGCCGAACCGCTGTCAGGAAATTCTTCTTATAATAGAGATGGATCATCTCCGTCGGCACGCCGTTTTTCGAGACAGCGGCATTCGGATTCTTCTTCACGGCCTCGGCATCAAACAGCTGTTCATCCTTGATCCATCCTTGCTCCTTATCAGGAATCAACTCCGTGAAGCGCGTTTTCCCGAATGGAAAGCCGAAATCCACTCCCATAAGAAACAGGTTTTGATATTCAAGTTTCGCAGCTGCGAACATCTGCGTCGGTGGTGAACAGGCAAATTGCGTTAGCTCCGTCGGAATTAGAATCTCAAACTCCGCCTGTCGTTTTCGTTCGTGTCCCTGAAGCGCATCGTTATATTTCCGCCTGGTGTACATCCGAAGCTGTCCCTGCGCATAGAACGTATCACGCCGACCGATCGATTGGCGATAAAGAAGAACCTCATTCGGCCAGTGTTCGAGGATGTCGGGCCAGACACCAGGTTGCATCACGAGCTTTGTGCCGAATTTGCTCCAATCTATCCCTTTCAATTCGTCCCAGCAGCAAAATGGGTCAAGAATGACAATGTGACTCGGTGGCGCATCATAATAGACCAGCGTTCGCGCCTGACTCGTAGAGCAGAATATTCCCCCCTTCCAGTCCCTTAGGAGATCGATGTTTTCATCGAGCGAGGGTCCCGATCCGATAATGAATGCGTGTGTCTTCTTGACTTTCGATTCCAGGCTAATGTCACGAAATCTTCCCTCTTCAATTCCTGCCACTATCCGCGACCAGTTTGCCGCACTATTATGCTCCTCATGGATCAACTGCTTTCCCAAGGTAGCGGCGTTCATTTCGTCCGATTGAATACGTTCTACCAGCTCTTCGCCAGCGGTCATAATTGCCTCCTATTTGATGCGGCGAGATCCCAGCGATCCGCATACTCGAAATATACCGTCGGTCCACGATCCCTCAGTATGTAATGCTTCATCAGTACTTCGGCTAACTCGAATTCCTCAAGCGTGTCTGTCTCCACCAATTGAAACTGTTCGCATTCCACGTAATAGCTATCAGTGTCTGGCTGATCGAGTGGTTCTATACATAGATTATCGAGCACCGAATCATGATCGCCGACCTTTTCCGTCAGCATTCCGACATGCCATTTGTACCATGCGGTCCGAATCACATTGAACATACCGGCGTTGCCCATGAGATAGATTTTCCGTTTATCAAATAGCACGAGCTTCGCAATCATCCCGAGGACGTCCTTATAGATCACCATTTCGCGCGGGCGATAAGCCGGCCATACATGGTATGCCCCGGTCAAATGAAAATGATC